GGTCAGCGAGTAATCCGTTCTCGGAACAGCACCGCTTTAATCTGTCAGCTTCCACAGCCCATTGCTCCGCCGAAAGTGCTTCGGTAAGAGGCCAATACACATGCACCCCCCGCCCACTGTTAACCATCAAGGGTTTAGGGAGTGCTAGTTTCTTGCAGAAATCGCGCACTGCGGCTACTGCGGCTTCTTTAGTAGGGTATTCGTATGTTGGTCCACAATCCAAGTCGAGGAAGAAAGACTTCAACTGGTGTGCGTTTGCACCTTTACGACCTGCATCCTTGGTTGGTTCTTTAAATGTGCTTAAAGCAAAGTACGTGTTTAGCCCGTCTGCTATAAACTTACGTGTAGCTCTCTCTGCGTCTTCAATAGTATCGTAAAACTTCTGTATACGTACGTCACCTTTAGCGGCAAATACGCAATAGTGTCCTGAGTCGCTGAGTAATCCTTTTAAAAAGTCTAAGTTGTTCATTGTTACTGCTCCAAAAATATGTCGTGGCGGGCTCTCGAAAGGGTAGTAAACCCGCCACGACTGCCTATCGTTAAACTAGGTGACTGACCCCTCAGTCGTCCCAGTCATCCACGATAGAAGCGAGATCGGCCTCGTTGGGAGAGGGAGCAGCTACCTCTTTCTTCTTGGCGACCTTCTTCGGCTCAGGGGCAGCATCGAGATCAATCTCATCTTCTGCCACTGCACCATCACGCTGGGCCTGCACCTTGTCGGTTTGGGACACAGTCAGCGTAATTGCTTTGATAGCGTCTTCGCTATCTTTCATAGACACAGCTTGCTGCAATTCTTCCTCAGTCAATGGACGGACTGGCTTGAAGAACAGTTTCGGCGTGTCGCTGTTTTCGTCAAAATACATCTGTGTAAGCACAGCGATGGAGGGCGTCTTGTGCGCCTTGAGGTACTTAGCGTACGCTTGCATCCCCATCTTGCCATCCTTGGCTTCGCCGAAAATAGATGTAGCTGGGAGCTGCAGTTGATACACTGTATCGAACTCACCCTCTAGCATCACAGCAACGCGCTGGTTGTAGCGACATGCACGGCTTTCACCTTGGCCCGAACCTTTGATGTTCTGTGGGCAGTCCATGCAACGTGACGCTTGACGTGTTGCAGCAGGTACTTCAGCCGCAGGTTTTTGTGTGTCAGGCGACCAGCATGCAGGTGGGGTGGGGTTCTCAGGGTCATACGCACCTTGGTAGAAAGTACGAGACAGCTTCGCCGCGTTGATGATGACGACATTCAAGATGCCATCGCTCTTAACATTGACCTGTTCACCGCTGACCATTTGACGGAAACGACCGCCACGCAGACTGATACGGTTTGAACCGCCACCGCCGCCACCGCCAGCAAGATTGTCATCTGCTTCTTGTAGGGACTTAAACAAATCACTGCTCACGAGGGAATTTGTACCCTCAAATAGTGCCATATCTGACATGTTATTCTCCGTTCTTATTCGTTGAGGTTCCCAGTTGAGCTTTTTTTGTTGCAGCAGTCAAGGCTGCTTCTACATCGGGGATACGGAACCTATAAACTTCCCCGACTTTTAGGTAGGTACTAGCAGGGATATGCCCTGAGTTTACCCATTTGCGAATGGTAGATGCGGATACTAGAAAGTAATCCGCTACCTTGTGTATGTTGACATACGGCGACTCGTCGTGTTCTGTCATTTTTTCCTCACAGAAATTGTGTACTCCGAATCCACGTTGAGGCCTGCCGGTATTAGGTCAGGGTTCTCTTCTATGAACTGGCGCACATGGGTTTGGTTAAGCCGCTTCTCGAAGAACTCTGGAAGATTATGCTGCAAGATAAACTCGTGCATAGATTCCCAATCGCTCGTCCAATACCGCTGCTTAACTGTACGGTAAAACAGGCCCGAGGCAGTACGGACGCTGTCAACTTCATGTTCTTTGCAGTACGAAAGCAAAGCGAGCTTCACCTTGTCCTGCTGTTCGCGGAGTTTGCCTTCCTCTTCTTTGTACTTGGCAGTTAACTCCGAACGCTTGTCACGTATCTTTGCGTACGTTTTGACCAGCTTCTCCACTGACACTGTCATGTTGTTCTCCATATTATCGTTATGTAACTCTTATATGGTAACGTATCGTGTCTAGTCAAGTATTTCCTTGTACAAATCTATCATAGCTGAGTGTATGTTGATGCGATCATCCAGCATCTTATAGATACGCTTCTCCGCAGCGGAGCCAGCCAATTGAATTACTGTACATTTATGCTTCTGCCCCGATCGGTGTATACGGGCGTTGGCCTGTAGGTAAGTCTCCAGAGAAGAAGTCGGTCCCCACCACACGATTGTGTTGGCTGCAGTTAGGGTCACACCATGCGCAGCGGACTGCGGCTGGATAACGAGTACCTTCGGATCGGCTTCGGATTGGAACCGTGCAAATATATCTGTGCGGTTCGCTGCAGAAACATCTCCTCGTATCACCTCGGACGTAATGCCGTCAGCTCGTAGCTTACTGACTAACATATCAATCGTGTGCCGGAACGGCACGAACACGAGAACTTTCTGGCTGCTCTCGTCGATGGTTTCTCGGAGTGCTTGGTAGCGGCTCTTGATGTCGAACTCTATGGAGTCGCCCTCGTCGGTATATACGGCACCTGCGCTGATCTGCAGTAGTTTGTTCATGTTGATCGCGGCGTTTGCCGAACTCACGGACTCACCAGCAACTTGCATCAGCATCTGCTTGCGCAGTGTTTCGTAATACTTCTTCTGCTGTGCGGTCATTTCGACGAAGCGTTTGGTGTAGACCATGTCGGGCAGGTCAAGGCACTCGTCTTTGGTAAACCTAATCGCCGGTTGCAGTGCTCTGAACACTGTATCCTTGGCGGTCTCTTTGGGCTTGTATGAGAACTGCGTGACTTTCCACATCACCATGTCTCTCCATGCACCAAAGAACCTCGGCACTGACAGCGGGTTGACTAACTTAGCTAGGCCGTAGGCATCGACAGGACTTTGCGCAGCGGGTGTACCCGTCATCATCCAGAGCCAATCGTCTTCCTTGATTAGCTTGTTGAGGGTCTTCCAACGCTTTGTCTGTGCGTTCTTGTAGTGAGTGGCTTCATCTACAATAAACAGGTCAAACCCACCTGCAGCGATCTCGTCTTTGACTACCTCGACGCCATCGTAGTTGATGATAACGAACTCAGCGCCACTGTTGATAATCTTCTTACGCTTCTCTTTGCTGCCGTGGGCCACGTCTACCGTGCGGTGCATAGCGAAAGAGAACAGGTCATTGCGCCACGCGCTGTCCATGATCGACAGGGGGCAGACAACCAGCACACGTTTAACCTTGCCTTGGGTCATCAGGTAGTCTGCTGCCCATATGGCCGATGCAGTTTTCCCTGTGCCCTGCTCGTTAAAGCAGAAGGACTTCTTGTTCAGCGTCATAAAAGACGCGGTGTCTTTCTGGTGGTCAAACGGCTTGTACTGGCCCGGCCAGCTGTACCGCTTTGTAATCGGCGATGGTGCATTTATGTTTAACGAACGCAGAGATAGAACTTCGTCCAACCCCCACTTCACGACAACCTTATTCATAGGTAGCTCCTTGCTATTGGGGATAGCTGTTGTGATTTGCTTCGGGTTACGGACCCGCAGCATTATTGCTTTATCCCGCAAAATTTCCATGTTGTTCTCCGTGGTAGTGAGTCACTACCGTTTTTTCTTGGGGCTGCTCATAGCACCACCCGCTGCTCGGTTCTTCTTACGGCTCTGTACGGTTACTCCGTTCTTATTGCTGCCGCCTTTACTCAACGCCTTCTTGTGGGCGATATCCTTGCCTTCGCGCTTGTCGGCTGTGCCATTCTTGTTGGCATCCTTGCCGGTCTTATCCATCTTGCGCCGTGCACGTTGCCGCTCCATGCGAGCCTCGTGCTCCCCCCGTGCCTTCTGCTGCTGGTACTCTTTCTTGTACGGGCGAGGTTTATTTACATATGGCATCAGTTTGCTCCGTTATGGGGGCACTCAACTACTTGGCAGTGCCGTTTACACAGGCCAGAGGGCTTGGGGTTCCAAACATCTACCTCAAAGGCCTTCTCCATCTTAGCATAGTTTGCCAACCATTTGCTCCAAAGAAGTTGCTGTAAGTCTATTTCATATTCAGCCTTCACAAGGCTCTTAGCAATTACAAACAGCAGACCTGCATTGAGCTTGGTAACTTCGGGGTAGTGCTTGAAGATCGTCAACGCCATCAACTCCAGCTGGCCTTTGTCAGCATACTTCGCCGATTTACCTGTCTTGTAGTCGATGATCCAACCTACACCTGTATCCTTGTCGATGATCGCAAGGTCAACGATCCCACGGAACCACACATCTTTTGCAAAGAAACTGCAGGGTTCTAGGTCAGCGGTCAGGCCCAGCTTCTGCTCGACGATCTTCTCGCCCGGCTTGCGGATCAGGGAATCCAGTGTCGGCTTGATGAAGTCGAACTTCGCAGGGATAGGAGTACCTTCACCCACGTAGTCCTCACATGCCTTGTGGAACTCAGTCCCGTAGCGCATGGCCTCAGTTTCTCTGAACGGATACTGCTTCAGCACCTTCTCGTGATAGAACTGCTTGGGGCATTGCTCAAAGGCTTTGATCCGACTGAAGGACCACGGCGCTGCTTTACTCATTGTATGTCTCATTGTGTTCGGTTTCGTATTTACTGTACTCAAGACCAAACAAGGCATTAAGTCCCGGTAACAATTTTTTAAGTGACTGTTCACGATCTAATTTCGGGGGAGCTTGTGCAGTTATACGGCAAGCGTTCCTTGTAGACATATCGTACAAACTCGCCAACTCTGCGTGGGTAACGCCTTCGGAATACAACC